GTCGGCTTTTGCCGCTTTGTAAGCTTCTCTAACAGACTTAACCGCTGCTTTGAGTTCGGAGCTAACTTTTGCTCTTTCGCTTTTCGCATTGGCTTGATTCTCAGCTTTTTCTTCCTTGGTATCGGACGACACCTTCGCCTTCTGATTAGTCGCATCTGTTCTAACACTGGCCTTGTCCGTTTTGGCATCGCTACTTATTTTTGCTTTGTCAGATTTCGCATCGTTTCTAAGCTTTGCAATCTTTGCGGTTCTTTCAGCAACCCGCTTAGATCTCTCAGCCTTGGATAATCCTGATGGAATTTCTATTGCCATCAAACGCTCGATTTCGGCATTCTTTTTATTATCGATTCGTTCCTTCTCGCTAGATGATTCCTTTTCAATTTCTTCCAAATCAGAATCTTTATCAGTATCGATGCTTTTCTTCCTATCGGAAGCATTTTGGGTTAAAGCCTCATTCAGCTCTTTCAAACGAGAAGATATCTGTTCCTTCGTTGCCTCTGCTTTTTCACGAAGTTCCGTAATCTTCTGATCTCGCTTTTCCTGCTCTTCTTTGACCTTTGCAGCCTTTTCAGATTTGATATTATTTTTTGTATAAGACCAAATCTTCTTTCCATCATCGTTCAGTGATGTGGTAGAACGGCCTTTTAACTCTCTGGTACGCATATAGTATTCATGCGCTTTCTGAGGATCGTAATAGGGCGATGCATAATGTCTAAGAACCGCAACTTTAGGTTCATCCATTAAGAATCATCTCCCTCCTTATCATCGCCAACTGTATAATTGCCGACAATGTCATCGATCTGTGCAGAAATACTGTCAAGAACTTCATTAACCAGAGCATCGTAATCACTGGTATCGCTGGATTCTGTTCCATCACCACTCGTAGCATCTGTTACGGAACCGCCACCAGGCGCACTTAAATTGCTGTTTCTCAATTCATCAGCCTTAGGATCAGCAGATGGCTTCCAACCAATTACCTGTCTGATTTCGTTTGATGTAGCAATTTCATTTCTGGTAAACTTATCAGAAATTTCAGCAAGATCAGCTACCGGCACAAGCTTGAACGGATCTCTAAAGAACATAATTGACTTGTTCTGGGACCTGGCAGTCTTTGTTAAGAATTTTCTCTTCATTTCATCAACGATTGCCGAAATGATCGGTTCGATTGTCCGATTGTAATAGTTCAGCATAGTCTTCTCGTCTGCGGTACCATCTAAGATGCTCTGAGTGATTCCTAACTGGCTGTAAAGCATACTCGTTAAGTATTCAATCTGCTTCATTAGATTGTTTTCCAACGAACGATTCAACTGTGTGATTCGCTCTGTTCCATCAGTATAAGCAATACCATACTTAGAACCGGACAACTGCTGCTCGATATCTTTACGCCGCTTCTCTGCCTGCTGACGCCTTGCCTCTGATTTAATTACATAAGGGAGCTGAATGATTAAATCCAACTTGCCTGAGCTACTCTGTTCATCGACAGCATCTAGCAAATTCAATTTTCGAATAAGCCTTTGCATTGTTGAATTTGGTTCGTTAATTACCGCATACAGTGGATTTTCCACGATAGCAACCGTATCTTTCGGAACAACGATTTCTTGTTTTCGCCCAGTATTTTCGTTGTATACTTCAACACGAACGTGACGAGGGTACCAGTCACGAATTCGACCAACTCGCATCGAAAGAATCTGATACCCTTTTGTGTCATCTGGATCGTCGTCTGTATCTACAGGAACAATCGCCACGCATCCCTCATCCATCATGGACATAACAATATCCTGGATAAATGCCCTACCAGTCTGATCAAGATTGGCTTCCAACGACAAACATTCGTTTAAACCGCTTTTTATAACATTTAAAAACCGCCCTTCATCGTCCAACTGAACGTGCTGAATGTTGATGGCGGCTACGTCTAAAGCGATTCTATTGTATACGGATGTGACTATCGATCTTTCGTTTCCTCTGGTAAGTCGAAAACGATCGGGACGATACGAATAACCAGAACCAATGTCCTGAGACATCATGGTTGGAGCTCTATTCCGAAAAGCATTCCAGGCATTTTTAAACCTGGAACTTAATGATAAATCCATTTTGAATTCTCACCTCCTAAAGATGGGCACACAAAAAAAAGAGACCGCACCAACGCAGTCTCTAAAGAACACTGTTTAACCTTTTGAAAGGATCTTTTTTGCTAACTTCTCTGTGATAACCGTGTCCGGATGTAATTTCGCGTATTTCCGAATCGGCTCGTATAACCCGTCAGCCATCATCTGACTACAGATTTTTATTTCTGTATTTCCGGTAACGAATAATGCCAGTTTTCCGAAAGGAATTCTTTTAAGCATATGGTACGTCTTCTTTTTCATGCTTTACCCTCCTAATATTTATAGTAATTGTTCAGAATTTGAGTGTCTGATAATTTGGAGTCCGAATGCTCTTTCCGATATTCCTGAATAATCTTTCTCTCGTCACGCTGCGTCTTCTGTTGTCCAGCAGCACGTACAAGTCCCATGGACGCCAAATACCCAGCACCAGCAGGTGCATATGTTTTTACTGTAAGATCTGCCATAGCAATGTTTTTACTACGCTTAATCTCCGTTTCGCCAAGTTCTTTCACTCGATTCACGCTTACATTAGAACCCACATCAAAACCGATCATAGGTTTGCTTGATCTAAAACCGCTGAGTTCTTTATCGTTTACATCAAGTATAGCACCATATCCTTTAGACTTCAATTTTTCATAAAATCCCTTGTTGACCTCTGACGATGTCGGCAAATTATGATCAACTAATGAAAGATTTAAAGCCTTATAAACTTTATCGTCTATCTTCCCTTTTTGGAGAGAGTCCAGCCCTTTAGCAATAGTGTCGTTCTGCTTTTTCAAGCCGTACCGGTTCTGCGAATTTAATAAGTGTGTTTCTAAATTTTTGGCATAGCTCTTATCCTCTTTAACTAATTCAGAAAGAGCATTCACTGCTGATTTTTCAGAAGCAACCTTAATACTTTTATTCACTCCTATTTTAGTCTCATACACTTTTCCTCTAGCTGACAACGTATCACCATATAGACCCCTATACTTAGCATTATCCATACCCGTCATACTAAAGTAAAAAGCATCGGATACACCTCGATTGCTGTTGTTTGAAATGTTTTGTAATTCTTTTCCAGCCTTAATAATCTTATCGACATTTTTATCGTAATGTTTGTAGGCAACGTAAGCTGTCGCGGCTGCTATCGTAAGACCGGCCACAGCGGTGACGGCCTTCTCGGTTCGGTCTCGCTTATAAGCGGCAATGGCGGCTTCCTCTTGTGTCATTCCTTTCTTAACATATTCGTCTTCCAGTTTCTGTCGGTGTTTACTTTTGGATGTTTCCGAGTCAAGCTTCTCTTTAATTTTTTCATTTTTCACTTGCCTATTTGCCCAACTCAATTTAGCATTGGCTTTTTGAAGTTCAGCAGCATCCTTTGCAGAGTATGTTTTAGCATACCGTTTAGAAGCTTTCTGAACAGTATTCTTCGCTGCTTTCTGTTTCTGAACCGCACTCTCAACATCCGAACCATATCGTTTCTTTCCAGCGGCAGTAAGAGTTCCATTATAATTCTCATACCGTCGCACTCCCCATTTCATACCAAGAACACCGTGATGCGCTAAGTATTTATCCATTACTCTCCTTTCTTTTTACTCAAATGCTTCCCGATTTGCCTTGTAAGCGATATACGCATCCATCATTGCTGCAACGGCATCAATTTTTTGTTCATACCGCTTTTTCAGCAATTTACGGTTCCCGTTAGTATCTTCCAGGGTAATGCAGTTTCCCATAGCAAATGTCATCAAATCCTCATCAAATAGGAGCATTCGCTCTTCTGAAAGTTTCTTCAATTCGCCAAGTGGGACAGATTCTGTCTTTGCACCCTGGATAACTTTTTCTATTCCGAATGGTCCATTTTCACTCGCCCAACGTTCAACAAATTCCTTTGCATTGTATGGATCATAACCAAAGCATCGTACATCGTAACCGCATTCAATAATGTGGTTATCCAAATCCTCATATACTTCCATCATGTCAAGAACCGTTCCTTCCAACACAATAAGACTTCCCTCTTTCATAAACTGATCGTATTTAATTCTCATTGCTGCTGGGAGTTTCATCAGAGTCGATGAGGAAATGTAGTTTCTGGTTTTGATGCCGAACGATCCGTTCGACAATGGGAATAAAAATGTGAATGCACAGAAATCGTCGCCTTGTGATAGATCAGCTCCCAAAGAACATGGCATCTGCCAATAATCTCGATGGCGATGTGGGAGAGTTTCTTCATATGTAAAGTAATATGTATATCCCTCCATAGGAAGTCCGAAGCGCTTAGCCAAAATATCGTTTCGAGCTGCCGGAGCCTTTTCTGCTCTCTCAACGTCCAGCTGATAGGTTTCATAAGAAACAGTCTTTCCAAGGTTCGGATTTGCTTTCAACCATTTATCCGGATCGGCAACCTCATCAATAGAATCTAGCTTATACCACCAGATCGATACGTGTGGATTGATATAATCCCCTTTTAGAATGTCCATCAATTCCATTTTGATTGTATCGCCAGCACCGTTACGGACAGTACCCTCTGAACTGATCGCAACGATAAGGTAGTCGTTGACCTTCGATGCACCCTGTTCGATTGCTCCGATTACATCTTCTCGAATATCACCAGAAAGCCACTCGTCAACCGTCGCCACTTTAAGCTGAAGTCCCTGAAGTTTGTCGATTCGCATTGGACGAATTTCAAGAAGCGATCCAGTAAGGAAGTTCTCAATTCCTTTCTTAGTGGATGCCAATTTCATTCGATTCGCCTTTGATCCGGTCGTGTTCTGCAACGATCCTTCTGTGAGGAACTTATAGAAAGGTCCTCTTGATCTGGTAATAGCGGTTCGAATCGGTGACAACACCTCTTCTGCCTGCTTCATCGTCGGAGCTGTGGTTATCTGATGTGTCGTTGTGACGTCAACATTTAAGAAGAAATTCTGCAAGCATGAACCATACATTGACTTTGCGGCACCTCTGGCCACTATGAGATATTGCTTATTAACTAACCTTTTTCGGATAGACTTGGTGACGTAATGTCCGCCATGACCATCCTCATAAGGTTCGTATACACTTCTCTCAACAAAATAGTACCAGCCGAAAATCTGCTCAGCCCAAACTTTAAATGTGTCAAGCAGTTTCAAATCTGAACCGTCAGTTAAAGTAAGCTCATTTTCGCAATAGCTGATAAAGCCCTCTACTGCTTGGTCATCATAATAAATTCCCGGATTCGCAATGAGATCATCGATTCGGTTCATCTCCATCTCGATTTCTCGACATACCGGAATTTCGCCACGAATTACGGCATCACGAAACATGCCGTAGTATTTCGGGACGGCAGTGTTCGATAACGCCATTATTTTCTTCTCCTACTTCTTCTTATTCGGGTTTGCAGCAATGTACTGTGCAGCCTCTTTAAGATTGAATTCCTTTGTCATTGCAGTCTTGACGGCATAAGTCATTGCTCCGGCCGCAGCCATAGTCAACGCTTTCTTTCCGGATGCAGAAAGAATTTCTGACACATACTTTCTGCCAGGTGCGATATCATCTTCTGTAAGATTCTTAAACTCGCGTTCTAATTTAAGTCTCTCAATTCTTTTCTTAAGATCGGAATCGGACATTGTTCGCCGATTCTTAACAGCAACCTTACGTGCTGCTACCTCATTCTTATCGTCTGAGGGCTTGGAAGAGTGTCCCCTGGCTCGAGCAAGCTGTGCCTCCGATCTTCGAACTCCCCATTTCATTCCAAGAATTCCATGGTGTGCTAAATAGGCGTTATTCATTTTGAATCTCCCTCCTTTGCGATGTAACTGGTAACACCTCCACTGGCATTGGATGTCTGATAATACGGAACTTCATGAATCACAAGGTCTTCACTAAGCACTTTTCCAGACGTATCCAAAGTTTGAGTCCGATGCGCCTTTGGTGTAACTTCATATGATCCGGAATAATGCTCAGGCTCATCTGGATCGGTGTCATCGTTTTCCGCAGCAACATTTAAACGCCATTCGTACTCGCTGATTTGTGTTTTGTAACACTCCAACACGGCCGAACTAAGCGGCGGATCGAAAAGAAGTTTAACCTTCAAATGCATATAAGATTTGACAAGCATGTATTTGGATTCATCAGAAATGAAATCTTTCCATGTTGCATTCTTATCTTCGATCATGAAACCTTTGGATGGGCCGACACCAAGCTGTGTAAGAATCGAGAACACAGAATTGATGTGCATGATCAAATCCGCATCGAAATGTTCATACTCCTCTGCGATTCCGAGTAATTTCTTGATTGATGTCAGTACACTATCTGTAATATTCATGATCGCACCTCCATCTAACAGAGTTTTATAAACTCGCTCATACAATACCCAATGATACCGTCTCCGGTCTTAACTTTATAAAAACCAGAAACAGACTCTTCATCACAAACCGTTACAACTGTATCCGAACCGATAATGCCTAATGATCTTGATGCCTGCGTCGGATCTTTGCGAATGTTCAAATTCGTACAATTTACCACTACACCAATAAGTGGCTTCTTGTTTCCTTCCATAATTTTCCTCCTAATGCCTCCATGGGCATGTATCATTTTTTCGTCGTTCATTTGGAACTGTTAAAAGTAGTTTCTCATCTCCATAATGTATAGCATTGTGGGTCGATAAAGTTGTTGCGATCAGATACTCTGGATTCAGAACCAAATCAGTCCGCAACAATATGTCCTGCTGCCTTATTGGGTTCATATGATGAATAAGAATCTTTCCACGAATCTCATAACCATCCAATCCGAGATCACATCCATTATCACGAATAATAATTTTTCTCCGAATGTCCTTCCATTCTTGAGAATTGTAAAATATCTGATTAAGATACCTATCAAATCCGAATGTCTCTTCACCAACCACTCCATCCAAACGAAGATACTCGTATCGTTCCTTAAAGGTTGTAAGTCGCAAGAGTTCTGAATAACATTTAAGCATCATCCACCTCATCTCCATGACCGCTATAACCACGAAATGCCTTTAATGCATCAGCATACAGCTTTTCCGAATTTTCAATGGATTTCAGATTCTGAGTCTTCGCCTCTATCAGTTCCTTCTGTTTTTCCAAAATCTCTTTTTCAATTCTTTCTTTCGTTGAACCGAGCTTCAAATAGTGAGTAATCACCTGCGACGAGGCTGTTCCCTCTCGTAACTGCTTTTCAGCCAAGTCAACCGCCAATGAAACAAGCTGATTTTCTCTCGCTTCTGGCGTTAATGCTGGACGCATCATCCTAGAAGACTCGGATTGCTTTGCTTTCCTCAAAGTTGATGCCTCCTTCCATTTAGTTGTTCGTTATTTCTGTGATAGTTCTCACATACTTTTCCAGTATTTAAAAGGACCTACAAATCATGACAATGCTACTCAACGAAAGGAGAACTAACTTTGAGCCGATCCCACAGAAACCGTTGTCAAATATCATGAGTTATAGACCCTTGTAAACACTGGAACAGCTGAAAAGGCTCCCTAAAAATGCCCTCCGGGGAAATTTTAAAGACCGCCGCGATATGGGTGGGGGTATGTTTTTTAGACACCCCCCTATACCCCTTTTAATCATGTACTGGTGATTTCGGCTTTTAATATGCCGATGAAATCATTTTTAAGAAGCTTTTTCTTTATGTTCATTTGTTTCTGATTTACTTGTAACCTTCCGATAGATGTTCTGGAAATCATAACGGATTATCTCATCAATAGCTCGCTCTACTTCCTTGTTGTTCTCTTCATCCGATAACTGATCTGATGTTCGAGCGATTCGACCAAGGTAAGCAGTTGTGTGATAACCTTTTTCTTCATCGAACATGAACCATTGAGTGAACTGTTCAAACGGATCATAAGGATTATCAAAAGTTGTAAGTGCAAATCTCATCTTACTTAGTTCACTCCTTTCCATTCAAATACTTTGAAACTGTCGAAGAAGAAACCCCAAGGGCTTCCGCAATCTCTGAAGTGCTGTAGCCAGATGCGCTAAGCGCAGCGATACGATTCTGCTTAGCTGTACTCAGAGCAGTGCTTGCACGAGGAGTCGCTCTCTGACGAATAGTATCGGTATTCGTGTTATTCAGAATTTGCGTAAGCTTATTCTCAGAAATTGCTCCGGCCTGGATGGCTTCCCATTCTTTATCCGTAATTTCGATGTTAGATCTCTTAGCTCCTACAGAACTTCTTGCCTGTGCCAGAGCCTGCTGACTAGCCTTCTTAACTTCGGCTTTCGTCATATCCGGATTGTCTTTTCTCTTAGCCGCAACAGTAGCATTTGCCATTGTCTGAGCCTGTCTCTCTCTAGGAGCATTCGCTAAAGCTAAATCAAGCTTAGCATTTAAAGACTTTACTTCTTCAGAATACGTTGCCTTAGCAGAAGCAGAGTAAGCAATTTTGCCTGTACTTATCATCTCCCTACGAGCCTGGTTAGCTAAAGACTTCATAGAATTTGCATAGTCGGCATAAGCTTCTTCCTGGGGGGTACCTGAAGAAAGTGTACGGGCGTCTTTTGTTTCAGCCATCTTCGTACTCTTCTGCATTCGGAATTGAAGTTTTCCATTCTTATCGACGTACTCTTCTTTAACAGATTTGTATGATAAAGATCCATCCTCATTGATTGTCGGAGAACCCTTCCTCTTAAGAACCTGAGTTTCAGATTTTGCCTGTGAGATAAGAGTAGACGCTCCTTCATGGTAATTTCCTTCTGGATCGACACGACCTTGATACTTCTTCTTAAGAGAAGCGATACCATTATCAATTTCGCTCTGCTTATAATCCAGTTTGTGTTTCTCGGCATCGATTACAACCATGCTGTGACGAACCGCTCTCGCTAATTCATCCTGTGTGGCTCCCTTCAAAGTCATGTCAGTAATCAGATTCGATACTTTACCCATTTCTGTCTGAGTATTTCTCATAATCTTATATTCTTTACCATTACGATAATAATGGTCTACGCCATCAGCATCTTTCTTAACAGTTCCACCATAAGCATCCTTGGTGTCGAAACCTTCCAAACCTTTTAATGGAGAAGTGGAAGTAATCTTTACCTTACTCTTTGTGGAGTTACAAGGAATTACCATTACGGTATCACCGTCAAAGTCTGCTCCAGATAAACGGTCTGCATTCTTCTTATTGATACCGATTGCATCCGCCGGTGTGTTTCCGAGAACGCTCTTTCCTTCAGCCAGTTTATTGTTGACTTTCAGAATAGGAATCTCAAAAGTTCCGCCATGTGGGTAACGGATTAAAGCAACCGTTTCTCCATCTTTGTAGTTTGGAGCATACACCTCATTATCTTTGATTGTCGTTAATGGGAGAATTACTTGATACTTCTGTCGAGGTAACGCCGCTGCCTGTAAATGTACGGCGGCCGCATCACAATCATCAGCAAATGATTTCAACAGAGCCTTCTTAACGGTAGGATTTGTCAGCGAACAGATTTCATCATATTCCGCCTGCTTATCGGCTTTAGCCAAACCTAACTGTTTTTTGATAAGCGTCAAACTTTGTTTAGAAAGAAACTGTGACGGAAGTGTCTTACTCCATTCTCCCCAATCACCCTCTTCTGCTCTCTTATTGATAAGAGAAAGGGACTGTTTCTTTCCAGTTACAGGATCTGTATACTTACCCTTTGGATCATCGTAGTAGCTCTGACCACCATGCTCTTTAATCAAGGAACCAAACGGATTATCCGGATCATCCTTAATCTTCTTAAGAACATCTTTTGTCGGAGTGCCAGACTTTTTATTAGTGTTGAAAATCACATCAACGCCATCCGGCATATTATCAGAGTAAACAGCCATACCTTTAAGGTAGTGAGTTCCGTCAACCATAATACGGACCTGTGCGTAATGAGAATCACCTAAAGACAGGTCTTTCACGCCTCTACGGAGTTCAATTACACCATCCTTATCAACGCCACCTTGATCGGCATAGCGGATCTGCAAGCGCTTTGAATCCATGCTGGCCGGATACTCAAAAGATTTTCTGAAAGACTCCCCATTGTCATAGGAAATATAGTCTCTCACAGAATGGACATTCTCAAAGTCATAAATATCTTTGTGCTCGGTTCCCGGTGGACAAATGACCTTGATATTGGTCTGCTTTCCAGGATTGGTAACCTGTGGAACGCCGCCGCCATAAATCGGATAACCTTCCAATTCCAGCATATAAAGAGCCTGGTTAAGTTTTTCTTTTGACACGCCAAGCTCTCTTTCAACGCCAGTTCCGACATCGATCATTCCTTTTTCTTCGATGAGTTTTCGCAGAACATCGGCAGTAGCCTTAGCCTGATTCATTCGGTTTTCAGAAGTTTCATTCAATAAAGAGCGGACAGACGAGTCATTAGCAAAACCCATCTTATCGGCAATTTCATTTAAACTATAACCTTTCTCACGAAGACCCTTTGCCGTTGCTACCTGAAGAGCACGACGTTCATCTTTAGCGAGGCTCATCTGAGTACGAAGCTGTGTGGTAGTCAAACCCATATTCTTAGCAATGTCTGTTTCGCTCATTCCGGATTTTTTTAATTCCTGAACACGGCTAAGAAAATCTCCACTATGCTGATATGGGTTCTCTCCAGAACCATAAGGGTAACGCCCAGAACGCCGTGGCATACCATAATGCATTAAAATATCTTCCACAATGGAATTCATAGCTTACCCCTCCTGTTCTCTGATTCTTTTAATCACCTTATCAAAAGTAATGATTCTGTCCATGATTGGAACAATATCCTCAGCCGTTGGATTATGGTACAGAATTTCATTGTTCTGATAAATCCGCAATTCCATTTCGATATCCCCTGGCTTCACTTTATATTCCAAACAAAAAAGAGCCGCATATATTTCAAGCTGCTCCATGTGTGCCGGAATCTTTCCGGTCTTCAAATCGTGAATTCTTAAGAAATTATTCCGAAACAAAATTGCATCGGCTGTGCCAAAACAATTATCGGAATAGTAAAGGATCTGCTCCGGCGTCATCTTAAAGCCAATGGCATCGTTCACATACATATTTAATGTCTGCTTCGATTTTGGTAATTTCTGATTGAGCATAATGCACTGCGCCGCAAATGCATGTAATACAGTTCCTTTTTGTGTGGCAAGGAAATTCCGATACGCTTCCGCAACTTTATCCTCACCGTAATTTATCCAGTGATATTTACTGGCACCAAGAAAGGCGTGTTGTCCTTCAAGGTTCGAATGATTGTTGAAGTTCATCCAGTACCTCCTCTTTATTCTCTGGACATATAAACCTCGAAAATGACATCTGATTCATACGGTCCACATAATATTCCTGATTCGGCTGCTTCTTTGCGCCAGCACTTTTTTTACATTCTAAGGAAGCCCATTTGTCTTTGTGTAAAACCAGCAGATCTGGAATTCCCTGAATATAGGTCGGGTCGTTTTTCATCACGATACAACCCGGAAATCTTTCTTTCAGTTCCTTGATCAAATTTGCCTGGAACTTATTTTCCAACATAATGGAGCCTCCTTTCAATTTTCTAAAAACTCAAAAGAGGATGTGGTATTTAATAAAAATGCCTATTTATCCTCTCTCTTCATAAAAGGGCATGTTTTTTTCGCGCGCAAAAAAGAGCATAAAAAAAAGACAGAGACACGATTAAGCATCTCTGTCCAAATATGTAGTTGTCAGCTGTTGTTTCTTAAATATCGGATCAGTATCCAAATCAACCATAATCCACCGGTACACAATGTCAAAACGACATCCAGGATTAACCCTGCTGTGCTACGCTTTTTCTTTCCGCCTTTACTCATCTATTTTTCTCCTTTCTCAGTCTCTATAGCTTTTCGATCTTTCTTAAATATCTTTTCTAAACCGCTTTTTGCAGAATCCATGGTTTCAGAAACACTTTCTTTTAAACGTTCCTTCTTTTCCTGTTTCTCAGCGGCCTTCTGTTCTTTAGCCTCCTGCTTAATACGAACACTATCGTCAAATATCTTTTGGCTCTCCTCGATAACTTCAGCAGTTATGTATCTCAGGCAAACCGTTGTGCCGATTTTCACTTTCACACCTTGCTTTGGGTTCGAGTCTATAACTTGAGTATCCTCGTAATCGCGATACTTTGGATCAGCTTCTTTCATACGAAGCTTACTCTTTGAAACTTTCAAGCCACGTTCCGTCAGTAATTCTTCTGCCTGTTCCAAATCTATCGGAAACCCCTTACGATATAATTCTGGAATAATAACTTTCGTATCTATTTTCTCAGTCGGCTTATTCTGAGCATTATCTATTGCTTTTTCAATCAAAGGTGTAACCGCAGTAATCAAACCGCCAACAGCTCCGATTGCTCCTATGACACCCGAAATGTTTTTATTTGATTTCGTTCCCATATAATCACCCTTTCCATACTCAAGTAGGAATTTAGGGCAAATAAAAAGTGCGCCCCAATTTGAGAGACGCACCGAAAAAGCGCATCTCTTATTGTTGCCACACAATCTCTTCGCCGTTCATGGGTACGAGTAAAAGAGAATACACTTTTTACCAAAGTTATTCCCTCGAACGCGATTTCATTATTAGATTGTGTGGCTCTTATAGTATAGCATGAAGCACACAAAATGGAAAGCGGATTCTGTAGCCAGATCCTAGGCTGCAAGCATCTTAGCTCGCTTTGCCATATCATCATAAACCACCTTGGTTCCGTCTGCTAAATATACGACAATGCTCATGTAGTTGTACGGACGATAATCCTGGGCTTCTTTTGATAACCGCGGATACACAGATTTGAAATTATTGAAAATGTCTTTCCATGTTACTTTACGCTTTACATTCACGGCAAACCTCCCATCAGATACAAGCTACCATATGGATATCCGAAATACGGACCTCCGGCACCGGAATAAAAATCCATCGGAATTGTATATCCAAGCATCACGTCTTCAAAAGATCTGTACGGTAGATTATCAACCCAGAGCCATCCTTGTGACATGAGTACCTCACTCTTCATCATCACATATGCACCCTTTGGAATATCTTTATTCACTCGCAAGTGATACGGAAAATGTTCACACAACCAATCCTCGACCAATTTCTTATCATCGGTCATAAAATCACCTCTTTCTTGCTTCTGGTCAAAAACCCACTATTATTCGCCTATTACTATATATTTTTAAACTTTCTATCATAATAGTTTGGTATTAAAAGTGGGAAAGTGGGCAGAAAGCCAGCAAACCCGCATAAATACTGGGTTTTTACTGGTCAAATCCAGGTTTTTGAAAGTGGGCAAAACCGGGCAAATGGCCAAAAAAATGACCAAAATTCATAATTTTTCTCCAAATCGACACCGATTTTTCAGTTCTGGTCAAAAATATCCGGGCTTTGGTCAAATCCTAAAAACCAAAAGTGGGCAGAAAAATGACCTGCTACTACAAAGATTTTTAACCTAGATTAGCTGAAATCGGTCAGAAATTTCGTCTCTGATAGGGCAAATTACGCTTCACAACAGGCTTATAATTGTATGTAGACATCTTAGAATCTGGCACACACTTTACAGATTTGGACTTCCGATCGGTGCGAATTTTACGAGACTTCTCGTTTTCATAGTACAGTTTGAAGAACTTGTTCAGTGCCTCCACAACTTTTTCCATCGGCTCCAAAACTTCGTTCCACGCCTTCGCTAAGGCTTCACAAGCTTTCTGTAATTCTTCCATAGTCATCATCTCGCCTACCTCCAAACCTTTCCCGTTCTTTTATCCTTCAGCACAACTCGTCCCTCAATATGGAAATCCGCCAATTCGCAAAGTGAAAACAGGGTATTCAGTAACTGATGAAATCTCACATCATCTTTGTCCTGTTCTTGCTCCACATTCTTAATCGCATTGTAAGCTGTCGGATCATTGTAACCCTCTGCATTTTTTCTGTCGTCTTTAGCTGTCATCTCTACCTCCCCATCTCATGGAATCGTCCATCCACATTGCAGCATTTATAACGGACAGAACTATATATCCACCGAAAATAAGAATAGCTGCCAGAATAATAATTCCTAAAATTAAATATCCCATTTACTTACCCTCCACTTCTTCTAATCGAACACCGCCGTATACCCACAGATCCTCTTTGAGCTTGTCCATATCCAACTCATCGTTTTGCCACTTTTCATAATATTTGAGAACATACTCTGTAAACTCCGGAATCCGCTTTGCATATGACTTTGGCCAATAATGATCCATCAGCACTTCAAGCGGCAGAGTAAGCAGAAGAATCATCGCCTGATTGATAGCATCATTTGTAGCCTCCCGCTTAACTCTATCCAGTTCACCAGATATCTTTTCTCGAACCAGGGCATCTAACTGAGCTCTTGTAAGATTGTATGTAGCGGTTTTAGATTTCTGCTCGCACTTCTGTGCTCTTCTCCTTTCAGCCCGGCTCATATAGCCGCCTCCTTAATTCATAATGCAATTTTCTCTTGATACAAATAATAAAACGCCCAACATTATAGTAAATAAAAAGAACGTTGCATCCCATTCGATTAGGATTGTCAACGCTCCAAGTACGATAAATATGATTCCATATATCTTGTTCTTAATTAAATCCTTTCTCAACATTATCTTTCTCCTCTTTTGACTTCGCGATGCCACCTGCTACATCATCCATTTTTGTCATTACTCCGGCTTCTCTGAACCGTCCGTATGCTCTGGCTGTAGCACAGTGCTCAATGCATTTCATAACCCGGTCGAGCAGTGCATACAGGCATACGTAGGCGATAAGAAACATGATAATAATCTGAATAACTGTAAAATGCATAAATTTAATCCTCCTTGTCTGCAACATAAACAACGATAGTATTCTCAATATTTTCATCGTTTTCAATACTTGTGACTGTCATATTCAGAATTTCTTCTGATAGGCTTTTGACCATAAAGTCGTTTCTGAGTAAACAGATTTCCTCATCTAGGCCTTTTATGATCTGTGCATCATTCCACTGAATAAGTGGCAGAATATCTTTTACTTTAACCATTACACTCACCCCTCTAATCATTTCACTATTAACAGGTTTTAATAATCCTTTTGCTTGAGCATCAAATATAATCGCCGATGCTTCCAATAATTTAAATGAAGAGCGATGATAGCAACGTCCTGGAATATACATTACTGATTGACCATCTCTTGTTGCTTCATACACCTTTATAAGAAACTCTTTCTGGTAATCCATTAAATGTAAGCCGAAGACTTGTTCGATAAATTCAACTACATCCATATCTTAATCCTCCTCTGTTTTTCCAGCAATCAACTCAGAATATGGCAGAGTCTCAATCCATTTGCAGAAGTTCCGCCACTCGTCCAGTTTGTGATCCTTACGGGATTTATAGATGTTTGCCAGAACTTCATAATTCATCATGACATTTCTGGTCTGGTTATAGCTGCTCGGAAGGAGCTGGATCATCTGCCACCAAATTTCTTTATCGTTTTTTCCGTAACATCTTTGATTACCGTTTTCATATGATAATATTCCACCATTCAAATATACGTCTCTAAATACATTTAAAGCATCTATAGTCTCTTTTAATACATCCGTAGACTGCCTGATATGAATATGCTCACAGCTAAAATCATCCAGCGTAAACTCCTTGGCCTGAATCTTATGCATGGTACTACAGCTGTTGGCAACAGTTCCGACTTTGTAAGTATCAAATTCTTTCCACCAATATAACGGTGCTGTGATCCTCACGTACACCGGTAACATTCTCATAAATTTTCTATGATCTGTACCAGCATTGGATAAACGTTGCATGAGGGAGTGATCGTTTTCGCCAACTATTAAATATTTGTTGACCGCTCCACACTCACGAATTCCATCGCAGTCTAAACATTTACTTATACCTTTATATGTTTCACACCCATTGAAACTATCAGTTTTATTCCACGAATTCATTGGATTACGCATACCCTCAATGATAAACTCCATCTGCTCTGGACTTGCCATAACTACATGCTCTAATTTAATGCTCATTCGCAATACCCTCCCAGTTCGATATTTACAAGTTTTTCAGCTTCTATTTCCAGAATATTTACTTCGATATCAGATACATTCTCAACGATGGTCATCTGCCCTCTTGCAATTTCTTTTTCGTAAAGTTCTTTAATTATTAGATCTTTAGCTGCTTCTGCTACGTCTTTTTCCGTATAGATACCAAATATATTTTCTATATGTCCATATCCATCGTAATAGGTATTTCCATGAACCACATATAAAATCATCTTGTTCTCCTTTCAAAATATCCAGATCCCCACCAATCTGGATTATTATGCTCCTGTGTTAAGCATATCCCACGGTTTTAATTACTCTTCTTCCTTCTCATAAGGAAGCTGGATCACATCTCCACCAGGAACCGTGACCGACTGCATAAGCTGACCGGTTTCCTCATCGAAGTAAATGTTATCCATTGCGTGATCCCACTCTTCGAACTGCTCAGCGATGTTTCTGCCTTTTTCCTTACGCATGTTGATAAGCTCGTCATGAACCACACGTCTCCAGGATCTTGCGATTTCCATACGACTCTGTGCAAGGATGTTGTACAGACCATTCTCAGTCACAAAGTTGACGGAACGTCTCTGACCTGCTACTACTAAAGGTAGTTTCAGCTTTTCATCTTCCTCGCACATTTCGAGCATTCTCCACTCGTTACCGCTACTGTAGCCTATAGCATGACTAATATCTTTTGCCTTGAACAGCGGAGCGTCCAGATCTCCATATACATTAAGGCGCTTTCCTCCAAACGAAATACTTCCGGCAATTTTAATCTCTTTACTCATCTCTGTTTGTTCCTTTCTCTTTGTAATTTAACATCCATAGCCTTCTGCAACTCTTCTGGTGTAATATTAAAAATGGACTTAAGGAATTCCAGGCAAATATAAGCATCTGCCATCTCTTCCAAAAGTCCAATTCTGTTATCATACACCCGAATCTGTTTACTGATTGCTTGCGTAAGTTCTGCGAATTCCTCCATAGCAATCGTACACTTTAATTTCCACGGCTGACTCTCAACGCTTCTTCTGATAATTCTTCGCCGCTCTTTATCCGACAACTCGATGTTGCTTTTCATGCACTGGATAAATCTATTTCGATCCATCGGTTGCCTCCATCCGAGCTTTAGCAGCTTCCTTTCGCTCCTTGTACTCCGCTTCGTCGATTTCAGCAAAGCCGTTCGGAGCTTCTTTGAAATATCTGTTGATTACCACCTTATCCATAGACGGAGTGATCGCGTACAGAATTCCGACGGTATCATAATCACCTTTCGCCGGATCTACAAGGAAATCCTCCGTATAAATTTTAAAGGCTCTATCAGCCGGCATATAAGGCATAGTGATCGGATACAGTTCGTCCATAACAGTATCAATCAGTCCACTGTGATATGGAGCATCCGGACAGTTGATGTTCACGCCATGATAGCGATCAACGTCTCTGTACTTAACCGTTCCATCAGCATACACGTACTTAAACAAGGAAGACATGCGTTTACACTGATAGTTACGCTCTTCTCCCTTCAGACCACTCATATCAGAAATATCACTCCATACCTCGTCAGTATCCTCAATTGGAAGAAGTGGCTTGTTGTTGATCAGACGGTTCAGAATAGCCTTAGTCAGACCAATACTGAAACCAGAATGACCGTCCTCACACAGAGAGCCAAAGGCCTTCAATGCGCTCTCATAGCAAGCACAACCATAATCCCACTCCCCGTCTTTTCTGTCTGGCTTCTCTCGACGGCAAGCAATGGCAACCTCGTTTTCAGCCCAACGCTCCATGTTTGATTTTTCACGGCAGGAACCGATAGAGCGGTTGCGATCGTCTATGTACACATTTGCAAATATCTTTCTGCAATTCCCACCAAATGCTTCCACGATTTCCGGAAGGTTATCATTTACAGCATCAAAGATCAGTCCGTACTTTTTACACCACTCCACAGCCTCTTTTGTCTGCTCTTCATTTCTGGATGTCCAGAGAATCAGCTTTTCTCCGTTGGCCTGTCTCTTTTTTAGATACTCGATGAGCTCCTCGTTCGGCACACCAATCTCCGGCCACTTGTTCTCGCATAAAGTTCCATCAAAATCTACTGCAATAATGTTCTGTTTCATTTATTTTCTCCTTTCAGTTTTCAATCCATTCGTTATCGATATAGTAAAAACCAAATACGCATAGTCCGATAACAATTATCCAAATCACCCAGAATAACCATAGTTCCCAATCGCTTTCCAAATAATCAACAGTTTCTTCAATGGTGCTGTTTTCATAAAATGAAGAATTATCAGATATGGTTTTATCCCGTAATTCAGTAAATATGGTTCCTATATATTCCGTATCAACTCCATAATACTTATGCCGGACATGACTTGATTCTTTTATAGTGTCAATATGTTCAGTACTTGGAAACTCTACTTTGTTCGATGGGAAGATGTGTCCTAAAAATGTAATTTCCGAACATCTTTGTTCTTCGCTTCCCGCATAGTCCCAAGACCAATAAGTTTCAGTTCTGGTATGTGTCTTTCCTTTAGAATCGGTTGTAGTGACGGTTCGTGTATGCATATTGTAATGTTCCTCTATTTTTTCTATATACATATACTCCCCGTTAATTTCTGGATATGAAACAGTATCTACAGCCTTCAAATCTCCATAAACGAACGCATAACCGACGTTGGTTCTCATCCCATATCCAAACAGATCAGAGCTTTCGATTTTAATAGCTTTATTGTACTTTTCGTTCCGATTCAGAATATAGTTTGAAATTCTACCAGAAATCACAAAACCAATAAGAAGCATCATTGCGATTATGGATATACTTGCCATAATCTCACGCTTAGTAATTTCAAAATCTCCAAAATCAAAGCCTCTATTTTTCATGACATCAATCTCCAAATAAATTTTGAGGCGCATCTACAGGAGCACCATAATCAAGGTACTGATACTGCTGCGTTCCATATCCAGAAATATTTAAAAAGAATCGAGTAGGAAATTTTCTAACATAGCGATTGTATTCTTTAATCTGCTTGTTATAATTTTCTCTATACTCAGCAATTAAATTTTCCGTAATGGATAACTCATTCATCAGTTCCTTATAATTTTCATTAGATTTTAATTCCGGATATGCCTCTGTAACAGCAGCGATTGAAGTGGTTACATTTTCTATACTGGTTGCTTTTTCCCTACCCTCGACAATAGCTGTAAGTGTTTCAGCCTCATGCTTATCGTATCGTTTGACACAATCCGCAAGATTATAAACAAGATCGACTCGTCTTTTTTCCTGAACTTTAATGTCTGAATTAGCAGTGTTGACCTGTTCCTCCAATGCGAATGCTTTGTTTTGTGCTCCCTGAATTCCAAAAATACACATAAAAATAACCGCGACAATCCCAGCGGCCACGATAAGTACCAGTTTCCAATTTTCTTTAATTGCTTTCATCTCTATTTGTCCTCCTTAATAATCCCGATAAATTTCACTCGCTCTTCCGCCAGACTTACGAAATACCTTTTCCCCTTATAATCGACGATATCACCATCGTACTCATAGTTCTTGTCCGGCTCCGAAGCATACGCTAAGATGTTTATTTTTGTCGTTCTATTCATAGTTCCTCCAAATATCAAACTCCAGGTTGCATGGCTGATTGATCCGCATACTGCAATGCCTGAAGTTTTTTCTTCATATTGTCTAAAATATACTCGACTGTGATTTTCGTTGTCTGCGCCAGTTTTATATACTTAGAATGTTCCTCGTACCACTTGAATATCTCATAGAGATTTCCACTCTGCCAACTGAATGACCACCAATCGCAAATCATCTCGATGATGTAATCGTATGGCATTTCCAAAACGGTCTCCAGTTCGCCATCTTCCATATCATCATGAATAAGAATCCAGTGCTGCCAATGATGAGGATTTCTGTGAATATGAAGTAACCATGCTCGCTGATATCGCTGTACAACCTCATAAGAGCGATTATTTCCATAGAAATATGCATCGTATGCCTCATACTCATCCGGTTCGTTTTTAGACTGATCATGAGCAAATTCTGTATTCCACCCGGCGGTTAGGGTATTTGTCATAAGTCCCGGTAAATTTTCAGAAAGCCAGTCGAACCCCCTTTTCACATTAGCTCGATGTCTAGCTAAATATTGATCGTATTGAAAACTCACTTTTGACCCTCCTTCTTTTTCTTTGTTACCAGCTTTTCATAAAGTTCTCTCGCTTCATCTCCCTGGAAAGCATTGATAATCTCGACAGACTGATTCATTCGTTTTCTTCCTACAACCATTACTCCAGTGTCATTTTTGTTTGAAAAATCAACACTAACTAAGATACTATCTACCATTTTCAGCCTCCTTCCAGTAAATAGGTTTATCCGAATTTGCATTCATCGGTTCTGCCAAACAGTCATTACAAGGATCAAATTTTTCTTCGAGATCCTTATGTTCGCAGGTTTTGCAATAGGTTTTGAAATCAACCTCTTTGTAAATATTTTCCATTGGACACCTCACATGTAATATCTTAACAAAATTGCATACAATCTTTGTTGATAGTCACACTCTATTAGTAGACTGTAAAAATCTTCCGCAGACATACTTTTCAACTTGATAGATAAAATTTTTAAAAATATCCACAGATTATAAATCATTGTCTCCACTTAACAAACCTCGTTTCATTAAATGTTTTCTTGTCCTTCAATGCTTTACTGATGGCAAGATCAATACCAGACCTGGATTTCAAATGGTAGTAATACAGATCCGTATATGGCGTATTCATTCTGTCTATTCGACCGGCAGACTGTGCCATGATCTTATACGAATAATTCTGAGAATAGAATATAATCGTGTCCGTCGTAATACAGTTCCATCCTTCAGCCCCAGCATTGTATTGAACTAAATATACCCACGCATCGCTAGTCGGCACTGGCTGATGTTTGTGGCCGTTCCACTCTCCGACTTCATATCCAGAGAATATCTCTTTCAGAAGCTCGAGCTCATAATCGAAATTGTAAAATATAATCGCTTTCGGATGCTTCTCCACAATTTCAAGTAAAGCTATTTGTCTGGACTGATCGGTGTTTACAATCTTTCTCCATACATAGCACAGACCGGCAGCATTGATAATTGGTTCTTTTTTAAACGGGTCCCATCTGGTTTTTCCGACATCTTTATACCTTTCGATATTGTACTTGACATAAATATCCTCGTGATGCGAAACCGTCTGGCGTTTAAAATCCATATTCACCAAGATTTTATTTCGCAACCGGATCAGTCTTCCGGTGTTTAAATATCGGTCAACCTTAGGGAATTTGCTGAAACGGCTATAGACTATATGCTCTCTTGTAAATTCACTTCGATTTTTATAAAATCCGTTAGCGACAAATACCGGAATATAATCCTGCCAGGTGTCACCAGGTGTTGCAGATAACAGTATCCACTCATTTACCTTGGCGATTTTCAAGAATGCTTTAACCCATGTCCCAGAGCCTATAACACGCTGTTCATCAAATATAAAGAAAGCATCCTTAACGTCTGCATACTTCTTGATGTTGTTCCATGAATCAATCACAACTTTATTGGTATACAAGTTCTCTTCTTTATCGGTAGACAATAGAAACGGTGAGAGTTCCTCTTCCCATTCAAAGGTGTCTCGTTTCCTAGCGGTTGTGATTATGTACAAATCCTTAATGTTCACATCGTCCATAGGAACATACTCGTCCGTTCCAAGCTCTCCGCCATTTCGAACATAATAGTAGGCCAGCGAAGTTCTGGATTTTCCGCTACCAACACCACCACAAAGTATGCAGCCATTTCGCATTCGTCGTACAGCTTCTTCCTGATAGTCCCGTAATTCTACGCCAGCCATCACACACCTTTCGTGATGAATCCATCTTCTACCTCGACTTCGTAGTCATCTCCATCCAGATCTGCTTTTGGACCATACAAGAGCATACAGGTTGTGATGGTTTCGTCACTCTGATTCTCTGAACGATAGAACTCATACAGGCAGTCCAGCACTTTTTTGGTGATAAATAATTTACGACAATCGTATACAACTTTGCTTAAATCTGAAACGCCAATGATTTTAGCAACATTATCATAAAGCTCGCTGATTCCGCATGTACACTGCTCTTTTGAAATAGAATATCTTTTTTTCATTCGTCATCACCCTTTCCAAATAACTTGTTAATCTGACGGAGCATTATTCTTGTACTCCATACATCTGAGAAATACATAGGCGTATACCAATAATTTTCAGATGAATCGTCCGTAGACATTGGGTCAGTTATCGAGTTACCTATTTTTATAAATCCAGCCAACCCAAGAAGTGAGATCTGGATATAACACATCATCCCAACAATTTCATCAACGTCCTGTGCAACTACTAAGATATGATTCTGGTAGTTCCTCGGTGGATCGCAATGCTCAAGCTGTTTTCGTATTACATGCACACCGGCAATCAAAGTTGCTCCAGAACCGCAGCATGGATCGTTAATTGAAATATAACCATATTGCTCTATCTTTTCTAAAGCATTAGTCGCTACCACTTCGGCCATAAGTTCGCAAATATGATATGGCGTGAAGAATTGACCAGCTGATCGATTTCCAAGATCAAGCTGCATAAACATTTTTCCGAGGAAATCCTGCTCCTGGTTCTGATCCAGTGCCATAGTTGTGTATGCTGCTAATTCTGGAAATATAGCTTGCTCTTCTTTTGAATACTGATGAATAATTTTCAGATACCGCTTCTCTCTTTGGTCATAGTTTTCCTTGTCCAAAACATTCGAGATTGAACACGCATGAAGTAGAATATAATCTCTCCACACATCCCATGCTCGATGTCTGTATGTAAGTTTCTGAAAAGATTTTAAGAATTTATCCTCCCAGTCAATTTTCGGTTCAGATTTCGTAGTTACTTCCGGTGGTTTCTCATCCTTCTTTTTCGTTTCGCCGAAAGTTGGTTGCCACTTAGGTGGCGGTTCTTTTGCTTTGAATGTTTTAGGTACCGTAGTCTTAATCTGTGGTTTTGACTTCGGTTTTTTCTTATTCCAAAACATAATTTTTCTCCTTTCATAAAGTAAGAGTGCCGGCTTTGACACCGACACCCTCAAAATATGATTTTTAATTGAATGGAATATCTTCCGCCTCATCGGAATCATCATAACGACGATTCTTAGCATATTTAGAACTAATCGGATCGTCATCAACCTTCTGAAACACTTCCATACTCTTAACGTACAAAGATTTGCCATTCGGACCTTCATATGGATTTAATACAACATTTACGCTTTCGACCCACATATCATCAATTACACTTACGGATTCAGCGTCCAGTAGAGTGGCGTTTTCTTCTTCGGTAACTAAATATATTTTTGGCGGCCAAGGGCTATCGTAATTAACTTTGATGACCACATAGTATCTAGGAATGAATCCTTCTTCTTCGCCCTCTCTAGGCTTAGTTAATTTAACATTATATCCCTCGTCAATCAGCCTTCTTGCCTGCTCAATGTCCGGAATGACAAGATTTGCTTTTCTCTGATCGTTTCCAAAACGGTCTCTTTTCGGATCTCCAGAAAAGTTCGTGTCATAAATAAATTTAGCACCTTCGATAATTACAAGATTTGTTCTCATTTTAGTCTCCTTTATTTTTTTTTAATTTTCCGGCGGATTCATTGCGTGCTTCATCACAATATCTGAAATATCATAATCAAGGTCGCAATCCATGTGGAAGTTATCGTTGTTGAAATGCGGGCAGTCAAAGCATGTCCGATACTTATCCTCTCCGCAAGGCATCGCCCATGGAACAACACAATCGACATCGGCATCATTTGCACCAAGCTCAGGAACATATGGATCACCAGATACAAACCATTCAAAGTCTCCGTACTGAGAAATAGTCTTTACAGCCTCGTCGACCAGCTTGTCATAATAGGAGCGATCAATACCGTCTTCTTTTCCGAGTTCTTTTACCATCTCCGATTCCATCCAGCGATAACCTTTGGAACCGGTTGCAGCATAATAACGACCGTCCTTTTCTCTCATCAGAAGTCCGGCTCCGTATCCATCTTTCATCGGACAGAACTGACCAACCTTTCCAATAAAGTGATAGTCGTGTCCTTTTTCAATCAATGGAGTAAGCTTCTGGCATGTGGCTTCAAAAGTTGTATCGGATAACAGTCCTTTCTTATAGTCACCCTCTGCCTTGCTGAATTCTTTTTCTTCTTTACTGACATCCGGTAATTCCTCATTCAGATCCAAATATAAAGAGCTGCTCACAGATTTGGTCTCGCACATATCTTCAAATACGATGTCTTCTCTGCTGAACAGCTTCTTAAATACATATGGAATCTGGAACTGAGTACCCGTTGCCGTCCATTTTCCGCCTTTCTTTTTGTTGTCGCCAGGGACATAACCATACATCTTCTGGCATTCTTCTGCTGATTTGTACTTTGCGATATATACGGCATCATTGACCAAACACATACGATCGTACGTAGCCTCGTGCTCAAACGTGTATCCGTATCTCTCACCGAAGTCCATAACGAACTGAATAATCTCTGGCGTTGCATCTGGGATCTTAATAGAGTCCGTCTTAATATGAGCAACCTGGAATCCGCGCTTCAGAACCTCATTTTTAAGGTCGATCATGAATAATGCTCCACGTTTTGCCACAATGTTATCGATGTTTCTTGGATCACGGAATGGATTATCAAAGGATGCCGATGTAAGACCGTATACTGAATTGATAGCCGTCTTCAATGCATTGGCAAGATCTTTTGATGTCATCTCGCCATCGATAACCCTCTGAATATACGGAGTAAGTTTGCCGTCCAGCATGGTATTAACAATATCCCAAGCCTCATGTTTAATGCTTACACGACCCTCAACAATATCACGGAACGCCTTCGTAAATCTAGGTCCAAACAGAACCTCAGCAATAGCACTATGCGGATGCATTGAAGAAATATCCAGGAGTGCTGCATTCCCATACATTCCTGGAACGCCCTGTGCAAATCCGCCCTCGCCTACTTCTTCTCCACGATATGTAGATTTTCCATGGTCGAATACATACCCAGGAAAATATGGAAGAATGCTGTGAGCTTCGAATGGGACTTCGTCCTTATCGTTGTACTTCCAACCGTAGTGAGGCTCTTCCATCATCTTCGGGCAGGCTTCCTTAAGGAAGTCCATACTCTCTTTATCGAGCGACTCCACCGGCTCTGCCAGATTTCTGTAATGGAACTCTGACTGTGGTTTTCTGTTATTTCCAAATATAATTCTGGTTGTAAGAGAATTCGTAGTATCATTAACGGTCATCTCTGCTAAATCTGCCAGAATCTGTCGCGCCGTCCAGTCAGCCTCAAGATAATTAAAGGCCGCCTCAGTAGCAATAACATCGTTATCACAATACTCAGCGACCTTAATCCAAAGCTCTTCCGGAACTGGTTGATCCCATGGAAGACCAAGCTCCTGGTGATGTGTTCCTGCCTTGATAATTCTTATTTTTTCGTCGGAGAATCCTTTTTTCTTGAGATCGTCATCGGTGAGGTTTCCCATCTCAATTTCCAATTTCTTAAGACTCTTCTTATTACCAGCCGAAGCGAAATCATACACATCCGTATAGGATACGTTGTACGCTTCTCCAAAGAAACTGTTCCGTCCTCCGTTGATGATTTTCTGCGATAGGTTATAGAGCTGTTCGTTTGTATAACCCATCAACCTTGCGTACAGAATATGGTTATCATATCTCCGACAGTTGAAGCCAACCAGTCTGAACCGCATCAGCTCCTCGATCTCACTCGGAGACGGGTTAATCATTCTTACAACAGGCTTTCCTTCACCCTCGATTTTCCAGTTCACAAGGAATAAATTGGGGAAAACCTCAATATCATAGAATACCAGCTTCGCATCATCATTTTTCACCGCTGTGGACGGATCTGCGGACTTAAACTGCATTTTGTTGACCAACTTAATACAGTAATCCGCTTGATGAGTGCTGTTTGCTGCAAATGCTAATACTGCATTGCGCATATCTGTGACATCATACTTCAAATCACTTCCATACGCATCTTCCAGTATCTTGTAGATAAAATCGATACTGGGCTTAGTTCCCGGATGTATCTCTTTGTTAAGATTCCGTTTGATCAGTGTTCTAAGCCCTTTCTCGCTCTTAATCGCTTCAAAATTTACCATTTTTTGTTCTCCTTTCAGCGGTAAACCGGAGCTAATTGTTGCGATAGGCAAATTGTTACACTTCGTCAGCATACGCCGCAAAGAGCTTTTGCCTGTGAACACCTTAACTTCAATGTGGTCGTCATACACTCTACTAAGCTGTGTCGGATCACCGGTATAAATATAATGAAGATGTATACCTTGTCCCGATTTACTAAGCTCAGCATAAGTCGGCGGCCACTTACTTGCTTCTGCTAAATTCTTTTCAAATGACTTGTTTCCAGATTCATCCGGAATATCAAAGTCAATCACGATATGATTCTCCGGAACTTTCACATAATGAAGTTTTTTCGTATCCATTCCAGATAATTTCGTGCGAACAGAATCCCATTTTTTCTGAGGGGTTTCGTTTTCCGAAGCATACTGTGCGGGGCATTCCGAACACACATCATCAAATATAGATTCAGTGCTATCGAATTGTATCAGTGCCGGTTTGACTGCTTCCGTCTTTTCCTCCACGGTTTCTTCTTCGAATTTTTCTGTTCTGAATCCGATGTAATAACTTCTGACACGAGTTCCATCATCCAGATTGAAGCGTTCCTGAAAATCATGAAAATAGTTTTTGAGTTCCTCTTTGAATACCCTCTGTGAAAACGGAAATCCAACCTTGGCATCGTCACAGTAGGTTTTGTACATCTCCCATGCGGCTTTCAAGGTTGTTCCATTTTCTTTCTTAAATACATGATACGAATCGATAATGAAGTTATAGAAATCATTAGATGCACCAAGCATCGTAATCGGAATATAATCGTCATAACGACCAGGATTGTTCAAATATACCTCCTGGCAGTGGTAGGCGATAGCTCCCAACTCAAATTCCACTTGCTTCACGATCGTTTTGTATTCTTTTGGATTCAGCTTATTTCCAGACGGCGATACATCAATCAATCGTCGAATCAGACCGGACTTCGCATCTGTAATCTTGACCGGCTTATTCGTTCCCATAAACAGGAAACATTTAAACCGGTTTGAGTATGTAGACTTGAATTTTTCATTCACAGTCATCAACTCATGAGATACTAAACTGTTTAATCTAGTGTTGTCCTCAATTCTCGACAAATCGCCATCGTGCTGAATGGCAACCAGAGGGTTTGTTTTAAATGCTTCCAATGCAAATGAATTGCTGGAAGATCCAAGTGCTTTTGCGTCAAATACAGAATAGTATCCGTCGAAAAGCTGCTGAATAATGTTAAGAACTGTGGATTTACCGGTTCCAGCAGCTCCGTATAAAACCATAAATTTTTGCAGTTTTTTGGATTCTCCAGATACGATTGACCCTATGGCCCACTCGATTTTTGTCCGCTCTTCTTCCGAATATAAAGTGGACATCAATTTCTCATAGGCAGACAAATCGCCAGCTTCAAGCGGATAATTCAACTTTTTGCTGGCGTAGTCTTTTTTATTAGTTTCTGTATTGGAAAATATAAGTTTGTCGTCCAACGTATGAAAGCTGTCCCTCATCTGTTTCTGACAATACTTATGCCATGAGTCGATCATACCCGACTCGGCATCCCACATATGCAGGACTTTAATATCGGAGTTAAAACGCTGGCGGTTCTCCTCAGCATATCTATCCAGTTCGCGGTCAATGAGCTGCAAGGCATCTTGCTCGTCCGTAGACCATAAACCACGTTCCTCAATCCAGATAGCATAGAAATCACCACCTCGAATCATTAGATCGGTGCTTTTTTTAATAATGAACTTTGGATAGATTTCTATTACTCCACGTTTCGTTGAACGTGTTGAAATCACCATAAAGTCGATCATCGCATTTTTTACTCTCCTTCCGGACGCTTAAGTTCCTCGATTTCCTTTTCCAACTTTCTGATACGCAATGCCTGGTCCTTCTGCTCGATTTTCATAACAACCAGGTTTGCGGTTGTCATAACAGCAAAGATTGTAAGCTGCTTATTAAAGCTCCGCTGTTTACTGACTGCTCTTGTGACAACGTCTAATCTTTTCTCAGATGACCGTAAGCTGCTAAAAATATAAGTAAGCATTTCGCCCATTACTTCTTACCTCCTCTTAATCCATTCATGAAGCTTTCAACAGTCTCAAACCGCCAATTTCCTTCATTGTTGAATGTAAATATAAATTCCTGATGGTTCTTCTGACGGATACGAATACTGTTCTTTCCATTCTGGAACCAGGTTTCTACCTTATCCCCAGCGTACTGAGGAAAATATAACTCGAACCACTTGTATACCTCACTATGGCTCATAACGCCCTCCTATCTGATATTGTCGAGATACCAATTGGCCTGATACCAAATCTCAATATCTCTCATATCATATCTGCAATGCTCGATTGTGAATAAACCGCCCTTGCCATCCCGTCCGTAGTCACGATTCAGGAATCGCCGAATAACATCGATGGCATGAGCCTTGTCAAATTTGGAATCATCCATAGAACCCAACCCAAGGCTCACAATCATATCCCAAAACCACTGGCCCGTCCGATTACCGATGTCCGGATCATCCATGATGTGCTCTTCTAAGCGTATAGCAAGGGCAATAATCATTTCTAAAACACTGCACGGACGATTATCCAAATAACTTGCAATCATACTATCCCGGTATCCTTGCTCATTTCCGAATCTGTACCGAAGATCGATTCCATCGTCATAACGATTACCATCAAGGGCAATCGTAAACGTAAAATCTGTATCATGAAGCAAATATAAAAGCTTACGATACGACAATCCTCGTGAATACTCATCATCACATACAAGCTGATACATCCAGTCAAAATATGCATTGTTCAGCTCATCCCGTGTCATCATACCTCCATCTGATGCGGCATATCTTCAGCTACCTCGGAATAGGTTCTCTGATCAAGGAGAATCTCGTAGTCGCATTTTCTTGCGTCATTACGGACAAAGACGGAGTCGTCCTCATACTCTCCAAAATGATTCAAAGAATCAATTCCAACAGCATCTTCCACATCCTCAATTACTTCATCATTTTCATCAGCAAGCACGCCGTCTGCATAGTAGGTAAGGCTGATCTGCTCATACTCTTCATCGTCACCAAACTGCTCCGGCGGAATCACATACGGACCGGCTTCAGAAACAGGCTTTTCTTCCTCGTCCGAACCGAAATCAGAATATCGGGTGTAACCCTCTTTTTTCAGACGTTCCGCATACTCTTTAAGATCTGGTTTTTCTTTGTCCGCATCTTTAATACCTTCAGCAACGGTTTTCTTTACGGACTGATCCTTTAATTCCTGCTCACGTCTTAAGAAAACCTCTTTTACAGAATCAATTTCCTCCTGAGCGAGCGCTTCGTATTTATCCTTAAGCAGGTACCATGTCACTGCTGATCCAGTCGCAGCACCAATGATAAATGCCAAAGAAAACAGAGATTTGTTACTCATCTTCGTCCTCCTCGTTCTGAATTGTCATAACGGTAAGCGCAAGCCCACCGAAAAGTAAAGAGGCACTCAACAGAATGCCCCCTGTGATATGTCTTTTTCTTTTGGTATCCAATATGTAATCCATCATGGATATAAAATTTCCAATGCCATCCATCAGTGATGCTCCTTTCCGCCCATAAGAACGGCCAGACCACTAACAAAGCAAATACCAGCAAATGCTGAAAATGTTAATCCCATAAAACCTGTCATAATTCAGGACTCCTTTCTATTCATAGCTCGAAAAATAATGGTTACCTACTTGAAACATCGGTGTTCCGTATTTTCCATATCCGCCAGCCGTGAAGAATATCGTATCCACATTGGTTCTGGATTGCAGTTCCTCTTCAACTAACTGGCAAATATCATCGTTCACAAAGCACTTATCAACTCTCCCATTCCACATGGATGAAAACTGATTCGCTTGATATACGACGTCATACACTGTATCCGGAAAATATACGGAATCAACACGATTTAATATGGTGTCGATCACTAATCGTTTTCCTTCCTCGCATTCACCCTCAGCTTCTGCCATAGTTACAAGAGCAATCAGCTCGATATCTTCCCGTGGCAATAGTGTGTCCTCCACATACTCTTCGATTTCAACTGCCGACACCGTTTCCTCTAAGGGTTGCTCAGAAATAATTACAATAGGATCAATAGGTTCAGCTTTTAAAGTCGGCTGTATTTCGATATATTCATACCGGTTTACCTGTTCTGCTGAGCAGACAAAACCTGTGCAGATAATCGCAAATACGCAAAGAGTAGGAAGGACCACCATACGAATATAATTTCGCATATGTATCCTCCTCACAAAATTAGATCAGATCGAGAATCGGTCCATCTACATTAAACTCCATCAGAATGGCTTTCTCGTAACCACCATCCTCAGTTTCACGGTTGGTCTCCAGAATGCCAAAATCAACGAAGTTGTCTCCATTTTCATTTCCTTCCGGTTTATAAATCCAACCAACAGTCTGGCTCATCTTAGTGCGCTTAATGCCAAGCTGATCGTATACATCGCTGAGGAACAAATATCCATTAGCTTTGAGCTTGTCATTTGCCAGATTCTGCTGAGAACGCAGATACATAAGGTTGTAATCCATATTGGATTCATACGCCTCACAAGTATCGTCAAAGAAACGAGCATAATCGTTCGTAGAAGGTGCTGCTACATCTACGGTAGACTTCACCTTTTTCTCTTTACCACTGTCTGGATCCGTTACAGTTTCCTCGAATTTCTTTGCCTTGATGTTGTAGCGAAGTTCTTTATCAACCTCCGCACCAAAGCGTTCAACGACTCGATTTCTGTATTCCTTGAAAGTCTTATCTACAGTCGCATAGGCTGCTGCCAGTGCTACATTTCTCTTCTTGAGAATATTGTGAGACGCAACAATACTTGCAATGGATAAAGTTCCAAGAGCAACAGCAGGAGCATAGAGCTTAGCAACTTTTACGCCAGCCTGTACATAAACGATAGTCAAATCTTTCTTTGCATCGTCCTTAGAATACTCATCTGCCAGTTCCTCATTTTCAGCGCATTTATGAATAGCATCAATATCCTTCTTGGACTTTTCTAATACGCTATCCAGCTTAGTAGTTGCATGACAAGCCATGACGGCGCTTGCGACCGTACCGACAACTCCAGCCACCACCAGAATCTCCGGACTGTGCTTCTTAAGTTTCACACTTACTTTGCCGAAAGTCGTGGAAACGCTCTTCATGATTTCTTCTTTCTTCATATCAGTTATTCTCCTCTTTGATTTTTTCTTTCTTCTCTAAATGCTCAATTAAATGCTGCGTGTACCACATGATTTTTTTCAAATCCTGGATACCGTTTTTATTCTTCCAACGGCACGCATACTTAATAATGTTACCTGTATCGGTTGCTTCGATGCCTTTTAAATCGAAAGTGAATGCCTCGATAACATCAATCACTTCCAAACCTGTTTCTGACTGATAATGGCTCGGATGAGAAACCATTTTATCATCTGATTCGTACATAAATATCCCTCCTAGTTCAACGGTAATGCCTTCGGAAGTTTAATCATATATCCGTCTCTCACACGAATTACAGATGCATTCCGAATATCAGTCCATCCATATTTATTGTCTGTATAGTTGCCAGAAACGCCAACCAGATCATAGAAATCAGCAACGCTGACTAACTGATATGTGGCGATAAGTTCATCCATTCTTTCCAAAACGTCTTCTGCTTCGCCACGAGATTCCAGAATAATATCGTCGTAGTCGTATCCAGTTCGTGTTCTTGATACGTTTCCCGAATCTCGTCGATCCCGATCATCATAATACTTACGATATGAAACCTTGGATGACGTTGACGATCTTCCTCCTCTTGCGCTTCCGCTAACACCCAGGAATGCTCTGACCGCATCCAAGATAATATCCTTTACCGCCGGAACCACAATGTCCTCGAAAATATAGCTTTTTACATCATCTACATCTTCCGGAACAAATACGTTCGTAATCTTCTGAAGACCATTCTTTTTCTTCGATTTGACAGAACCGCTGACAACCTTCTCCACTCTCTTCTCCGGAATATCATCATTCTGGTTCTGTCGTGATTTATGGGAATTGGATTTGTATTCCTCCATCTCTAAATCTCCTTTCAATTAACCGTTACCACTTTTCCAGGGAGGGTTATCCTCGTACTTGGAATACGGTTTGTTTTCTTTTTAAACTGATACGCCAAATTACTTCTGGCTTTCTTTTCGGATGTCGCGTATGTAGAACCCTGCCATCTATTCGCAACGCAGGTATCAAACTCCATAACCGGTCCGTCATACATATACTGATTCATAGGACACCTCCCTTAAAAAGCAAAAGGGAAAGCACCCTGTTATAGGTACTCTCCCTCTGTCTGAATCATCGATTCAATTCTTATTCAGAATCCTCTTCGGTCTCTTCATCGAGATCCATAAACTCTCCGTCGATAGTATCGTCCTTCGGCTGAGTTACAACCGTCTTACGATTCTCACGCCAGTTCTTGAATTTTGCTGCTGCCGGAACGACTACGAATTTGTAGGTTAATGCACCTGCGATCATAGCCAATCCGATAGTTGTCGCTTTCTTCATACCGCCGTTAGAAGCCGCTTTCACGATTTCCTCAGTAGTTGTTTCGATAACCTCTTCGTTGTTGTTCATGATTTCGTTGTTCTCCATAATATATTCTCCTTTCAGATTTGAAATATGTGGTTCTTCCATAATAGTGTTTGTAAATTCTGCGAACCTTACGTTAAGCCACGGAAGTCGTACCGCGGTCCATAGCCATAGTCAATAACCAGACAAGGTGTTCCGTCCGTAGCAAGCTGGGAACTGAATCTCAGGTCGATATAGCCGTTATCAATGTTCCAGCCTAAATCGTCACCGAGTTTAATGGGTTCCAATCCAACTTCATAATAGAACTCGTTAAGTGAAATATACATTTCATCCCGCATTCTACGGTTCAGATCATTCTCAGCCTTTTTTAATTTGTCAATGTCCGACTTAAAATATCTACCGGATACAGCATCGAAACATAAAGTATCTCCTTTTGCTGTGACGATGACCTCTTTGTTTTCAACAGGATTTTTCTCAAGACGCTCTTTAGCAACCGCATCCCTCACCGTCTGTTCTTTTTTCTCGCCGATCGTCTCTACTACCTTTTTCTGATAGTCTCTCAAGGTTGATTCAGAAATAGTATACGCTGCGGTCAGCGCTGCATTTCTTCTGGCATTAACGGAACTTGCCCCGATAAGGCAAGCCACAGATACTGTTCCAGTAACTGCCGCAGGAATATAGCATTTCCAAGCAGTTTTTACGACATCCATCGGCTCCAGCTTATCGGTGTGCTGACGACGTTTTTCCTCATCCAATAATTGGATTGCTTTAGGAGTAGTTCGTACTGCCATCACAGTAGTTGTCACCATTCCTGCAATTCCAATTCCGGTGAGGATTTCGGGACTATGCTTTACTGTAGCTGTTTTTACATTTCTACAGATCTTAGTCAAATTAGGTTTCTGCATTTCAGTCTATCCTCCATAAAATATAAACGGGGCACAAGGCCCCGCGATTTATCTAACCAACCAGAATTCCGGACGAACCCCATAAGAGTACGAAGCGTAGTAGTAGTTCGTACCGCCATGGTCGTACACATAGGCAAAGTAAGCCGAAGAAAATTCCTTCTTGGTAGCATTTCGGAGCCAGCCCCACTCACAATCATTCTTGTAATAGGCAACGCGGTTTCGTCTCTGTTTCATGAGAGGAAGCTGTTCGTCCCCATCTGCTTCGATGTGGCTTCGATCCCACTCATCGTCCCAACCGCAAATCTCTCCCAGAGTCGGGATAGATAAACCGGTCATTCTCTGCTTAAGAACCGCAGGAAACATATTGTACAACTCGGTATTTATCCACTTTTTCAGATCGGACTGAGAATATCCGCCAGCATTGCCACCATCTTCATTCATCGGGCGTTTGGCAACATAATCGTCGAAAATGAATAACACCTTATCGTTCGTAACTTTCTGAACCGTTGCTGTAAAGTTTCCGAGCTTTCCTAAAGGAACCATCATTTTATCGCCAACTTTAATGTCTGCCGGAAGGATAGAATACGGATTATGTACTGTATCTCTAAATAAATTCAAGGTTGCCTCAACATCAGCTCGACAATAACGAGCCGTATGACCTCTGCCGAATATAGGCTGTAAATCAACCATATATACCCCATCCAATTTTCTTTTTTCGTCAAGACCGATGTATTTTCTATACATCCTCTCTACTGTTGGAATATCGATTCCCTTTCCAGCCAGATTGATAATTTCTTCTCCTAATGTCATTTCTCTTGTACACATAGTACGTTCTCCTTTCAGAATATAAAAATTTTTATTTGGTAACTACGAAATTAGCAGGTCAATAATCCACTCAAGCATATCTTTCGCGCAAGAAAAAACATAACTTGTTCGTGGATTCACACATGAATACGAATCACATTCATCTCGAAACGATTCAATCACAATCAGCGGTGGTATCTCTGGGTGTTTGCAGAGTCGTATTAACACTTCTCTTCCAGCCCATCTCATATAACTCGCCTGCTCAAAGTTATATCCACGCTGAACCACAGGCATTGTTGCAATAGCATAACGGACAGTATAAATGGCTCTTTCAGTCGGTGATTCCATTTGTCTCCTCCAAAAGAAAAAGCGAAAGAGTCTTGTTAGGACTCCTCCGCTTCATCTTTGTCTCTCCGGGCAAGTGCTTCACTGACCTTTTCTTCAATTTTCTCGTCCATTTTTTGTTCATTCACCCAATCGGTAATGAGGTTTACACCTACACCAATCACGGTTGCTGCTACTCCAATAGCCTTGATCCATTTACTTTTATTGTTCATAATGACACTCTCCTTTCATAATACAGCTTGTGATTTATGCGAATGGTTCATCGTCCATCCTCGGGGTATATACAATATCCACCATATAAACCTCAAGACCGTCTTCCAGCACAGTTTTCCGATGGTTGAAATCTATCCAGCTGATTCCATCTTCATAAAACCAGCTTAAATAATCACCGCCATCTATAGGTTCAATTCCAAGGAAATTATAGAAGTCGTTCACACAGACATCGCCGCCAAGGCTCCAATTCCGGTTCAAGTGATACTCGGCTTCTAACACCTGCGCAATCGTGCTCTCGAAATATCTCCTTGAAAAAGTGTCATAAAATAGGCGCATATCATCTGGATTGCGCTCATCGAAAGACAGGGAGGTTGATTCACAAATGCCGTCGGCTGTGATATACACATCTTTAGCCTTTTCAGCGGCAATAGCATCAATAATTTTCCGGTGAGCCTCTTCGCCGTACAATTCCTTCAGCTTATCCTTATAATTGTTATAGGAATCATTCAGTAATGCATAAGCACTGGTGAGTGCCGCCTGTTGATGTTTATTCAATACGTTCGCTCCAAATATGCAGAATATTGTTGCTGTTCCACTGATTGCTGCCGGAATATAGCAGACCCATGCTGATTTAACAGCTTCGAGCTTGCTATAAGCCTCCGGATCACCATCGTGATTTGCCTTGCTGTCGGCTCTAATTTTACGAAGAGCTTTCGGTGTCGCACGTACAGCCAATACCGATGTTACAATAACACCAGCCGCACCAAGCCCAGACAATATTGTCGGTGATGCTTTTCTCAGATAGATTTTTGACCTCTGAGCGAGTCTTTGAAGATTTGGTTTCTTCATCATGTTCTCCTTTCGTTTTTATTTCATAGCATGTAATAAATCTAGGACATCTGTGGATATGCCCACTGCTACTGAAAACATAAAATTGTTGTCTGGATTGATTTTTGAAAACCAATTCATCATTCGCCGGAAGTCACCAACAAATATGATGAAATCCTCAATCGATCCAGACTTCTTTGGATAAAGTCTACCGACGATGTATCTTTTCAACTCATCAATAGCCCATACCGAATAGCTCGATTTTTCAAGCTCTTTCTTCCATTTCCAACCGAATGGAAACCACGCATCCATCTGATACGTATCGCATAACAATAAGTCAAGTTGTTCGATAGACATTCATTCTCTCCTTTCTGCAAAAATAAAAGAGAAACAGGATGGACTCGAACCATCGACTTCGGGACTTTAATCGTCTCGCGCTCTCCCAACTGAGCTACTGTCTCTCATAATATGCCTTGTAAATTTTGCGAAGTAAAAAGAAAGAGGCGTTGTATGCGCCCCTCTCGGTTAATTCAAACCAATGCTCTTTAAGATGCTCATCAGCTCATCTTTATCGAGTTCTGCATCTACATCCAGGTGAAGATGTGTCTTCACATCGCTTACCGTGGTAATAGCCTCGTTCAACAGAATATCAATGTTGTATCCAGTCTTCTTGCGTATTATCATCTTTATTGCTTTGGAAATAATTCCTCTCGTGAATTTCGATACTATTCTCATTTCATCCATGCTCCTTTTACTCCTTTCAAAGCTTCAGTTTTTCATAAAAGGAACTGTTATTTTAGCGAAAAAGAAGAGACGTTGTTAGCGTCTCCGTCTCTTTTGGATATGTAACTCATAAATCCCTAAGGTCAGCACAATAGTTGCTACTACTATACCTACGATGGCAACAATCATGCCAACCGCGCTCCAAAATATCCATGCCACCAAAGCTCCGATAATACTAATCAGTAAAATCGAACTTGCCGTAGCGAAATACTTAAGAACGCCAATCGCATAATCAGTTACTTTTCCAATAGATACATAAGTTTCAATCATTTTTCTTTCTCCTTTATGTGAAATTATTTAGTTCCTTTTCCATAAAAGTCTTTGTAAAAAATGCGTTCAAATCTCACGTCTATCGAAACATGTTTCCCATCGTTGACGCTGTATTGGCTTCATTTTCAACGCCCACATAATTTGTCTAATCGTGACTGTTGGGTATAATCCGTCCGTACACTCTCCAGACCGGCCATCAAAATATTCCTTGAACTTTGGATGTAAATATAAAGAGTCCGTCAGCCACGAATCGACCTCTGTCCAATATGTACTTTTTGTGTCTGCATTAAATCGTTGCTGGATCACCGCCAACCCTTTATTCCCTATCGTGAATAGTGTGCAGCGATCATATACAGGATGATTGCAAATATAAAGTTCCCCATACATCGATAAATAGATGTCTGGCTTTTTGTAATGGTACCGCATTTCTATCCCCTCATAGCAAAAAGAAAAGAGCCTTGGATTTCTCTAAGACCCTCTTCCACTTAGCTTATGTTTTTAATCGTCTGAATCTTCCTCGGAATCATCATCTGCAATGCCCAATACTTCTTCTCTTGTTGGGTATAAGTTCTCATATTCGTCATCACTTTCACAGCCGTAATCATCTAAATCTATACTGTGGCCGCAGTGGGGACACACCAGTGTATCTTCCCACTCATCCTCGAACTCCATTAAATGCCCACACTCATGACAGATATACTCTCTGCTGAACATTGCTTTAATCTGCTCCTCGTTAAAAATACTCATAGCTAAATATCTCCTTTCGTACTGTCCAGCTCCTATACCATATAGTATACAAGCTGTTGTCTGTAGTTCAAGAGATAAAGCTTTATTCTCTCATAATAGCCCTTGCATTTTTTACGAGAAAAACGAAGAGGACATGCGTTACACACGTCCCCAACGTTTCGGAATTTCCTCTCTATTTCTTCGTAGGTCTAAAACGGTTGATTAACCCTTTGAATGTTGAAGATGTGAAAGTTCCAGTTTCTTCAAACTTAAATCCTTTGTTCATCCAGATGCCATAACACATCAACGGAATCAATAATTCTGCCGCTGCAATACCAACTCTGAAATATCGATCCTTAACCTGCTCTGCGATCTGCCGCTCTTTGAAGTCGCTATCTTTCGTAACGGACTCTCCGTCCATAATACGCCGATTGTACTTTTCATCAGCATCCCACACGCTCTTGTTCTCTTCGATTCTCAGCTTGTAAAGCTTCGTCAAATCATCAATCGCTGTTGATTTTTCTTTGCTTCCGGACTGCAAATCAGATAAAGCCTCGATCTGTGCTGCAATCTCCTCATTTAATAATTCTTCGATGTTTTTTTCTTCCATTTTGTTCTCCTTTCAAATAATTATTAGGTTCATTCCATAATAGAGAGTGTTATTTATGCGAAATATAGTTTTTCAACTCTACTCGCAGCCGTACGTAACGCTGTTTATAAATTGCATCCGCACCGGAACGATCTAACTCGAGAAATAAATAAGGTCCGCTATCTGGATCTGATTCATCGACCCTAAGCGAACCAACTGGCCTTTCTCTGAATATAAATCGCGATAATAGTACTCCTGCTATTATTCCAATCAATATTCCAATTATTAAGCTCACCGCTGTTCCTCCTTCCAAAAATGATTTTCTGAAAATTACCATCCGGCAATTTTTCAAATATCAAAATAGCATGTTTTACAGTAACCTACGTACGGTATCTAACCTAGGATAAAAAGAAAGAGCCATTGCTGGCTCAATCCTCGTTTCTAATTTTGGTCCATTTTTCAGTTATTGCGTTGTAAAGCATCATTCTATCAACACCAGCTGCATCACATGCCTCATTCCATAACCGATTGCAATCTGCTTCTCCAACGTGCCGCCCTATCTTATGACCTAATGTAAAAGCCACAATTATTGCTACGCCAGAAACTGTAACTGCAATAGCCTCAGAATGCTTGTCAATAAATTTCTTAATGTTGATTTTCTGTTTCATATCACAATCCTCCTAAAATATGTTCTTTTCATAAAGGGAGTTGTAATTATTGCGTATTCTCGCCCTCATAAACCGTTTTCTTTCTAAGATCAGACCAGGTGATATAACGATCCTTCTTGCATACAGGGCAAAAGAATTTGCTAATCTTACCGCCGATATCTTCGAACTCCTTGCTCTCACCTTCGAGCCTGCTCTGACAATTTGGACAGTTAAATCGGTATACCTTCTTCACAGCTCTATCAACAATCTTCATATCATTTCCGCTCCTTGTTAAGTAACCAGAAGAATCGTCTGTACAATTCGTAGTAGACATCCTTACAGCACGGAATTTCTAATCTAGCTTTGAGAATGTCATAGGACCATCCTTCTGTTACGGCTTTTAAAATATACTCTGCCAGTTCTCGATCCGTCTGCTCTGCAACCCTCTCGACCATATCTGTACGCTCTGAATAATAGGTCTTAGCCATGGCACATTTTGCAGTTGGATCTCCAAGCGTACTGGTTACTACGAACGACGCTAAATCTTTCGGCGGATTAGCGTACCCATCAAGAACCGAATAAGCTTTTCTCCAGATTGGATACTGAAGACAAAAATGCTTCAGCTCGTAGTAACGGTGTTTTTCTATCCAATAAGGATTCTTTTCAGATAGCTCCGGACGTATTGTTGTTCCCATCAGCGCTTCTCCCCTTTCCATACATAGCCTGTCTCCTCATACAAACGCTTTGGTGAAATATAAAAATTGATGCGTCCGTACTTAGAATTCATGTCCTCGATTTTTGTCACCAGTTGACCATTCCTTGTAGCTTTTCCGATTGGTAACCATCCAGATATAATGCCAGCCCTAACCCAGGATGCATCTTTGCCATAAATTCTTGCTGCAACCATTACCGGAACTGAACCCGTTGCAAATTCATTTTCATTCATTGGCTGCTACCTCCTTTCAACGACTATTCTAGGTTAGGAACGGCTTTTAGTAAAAACAACCTCGGTGGATATGAGCAAAAAGAAAGAGGCTTTGCTAAGCCCCTGTTCTCATTTTGTTAAATCTTAGTTTCTGTAACCGAATACGCATTACAGTCAATTCCTTTCCGATGTTTTCCTGCTGACGATAATCCTTACTTCTCAAAAGCATATCCTCGAAAAATCGAATTTTATTCAGCAGATGTCTTTCTTCTACGCTCATATCGCACCTCCGTAAATATGTATTCTATTCATAAAAGCAGTTGCGATTTATGCGCCTTCCAACGTATCATAGTCATCTCACATGGATAATCTTCATATCCAAAAGTCTCGCAAGTGATCAGTCCCTCTATAACACCGGCTATTATTTCCGATTCGTATTGCTTGTATGGGTAAATATAATCTGGGAGATACCGATGTATACATCCGCATTCGGAGCATTGATACCTCGGAACATTCACCCATTTGCTCACACGACCTTTCGTCCGTACAATTCTTCTAACTTTGTCATAGTACTTCAATTTTCCACCGCAGTCCTGGCAGGTTGATGTATTGTTACTGATCATATACCTAACCCTTTCTATCCTAGGTTAAAATATAAAAAGTTTAGTGTAGGAGTTGACAATTCCTACACCATGATATATGATTACTAACGATAAATCAACAATCAAACATAAAATCTCGGTTCATTATCATGAGGAGGGATTTAATATGCTGATACAATGCCCGGAGTGCGACTTACAGGTAAGCGATAAAGCAAATACCTGTCCGCATTGTGGATACCCACTGAAACCAGACGCAAAACCCAAATCGTCTCGTAAACCAAATAAGCGCAGGCGGCGGCTTCCAAACGGTTTCGGTCAAATAAGTGAGATTAAAGGTAGAAATTTAAGGAACCCTTTCCGTGCAATGGTTACGGTTGGAAAAGACAAGAATGGCAAACCAATATGTAAGCCGTTGAAACCGGAGTCATACTTTCCAACATACAATGATGCATACACAGCTCTTGTGGAATTTAATAAGAATCCGTATGACCTGGAACCGTCTATCACAGTCAAGGAACTGTACGACAAATGGACACCGGAATATTTCAAGACTCTGAAGAGCGACGACAGCGCCAGAGCTACTACATCGGCTTGGCAATACTGCTCTGCTGTTTACGATATGCGAGTCATGGATGTTCGAGCAAGGCACATAAAAGGCTGCATGGAAGAAGGTGTTGCTACCGTAAGAGGCCAAGAGCAGACACCAAGCGCATCAATGAAGAATAAGATAAAGACGCTCTTCAATCAGATGCTCGACTATGCTGTTGAATACGAACTTGTAGATCGGAACTATTCGAGAACATTCAAGCTTACAGACGATACCATTAAAGAAATACAGACTGTCAAGAAAGAACACATTCCATTCTCTGATGATGAGATGGCTCTTCTGTGGAAGAATCTCGGATATAAATATGGGATTGAGTTCGTGATTATTCAATGCTATTCTGGATGGAGACCCCAGGAGTTAGGTCTGATAGAATTAGCAGATGTTGATTTATCGAACTGGACATTTAAAGGTGGAATTAAAACCGATGCTGGTGAAAACAGAGTTGTACCGATTCATCCTCGGATAAGGGACTTGGTTTCCGAATCATACGAAGAGGCTGAGCAACTTGGGAGCAAATATCTTTTCAATTATACAGATGAAGATCGCCGCGGTAAGAATACCAAGTTGACATACAATCGGTATAGCAAAATATTCAATCGCATTCGGGACGAGCTTAAACTCAACCCGGATCATAGACCTCACGACGGCAGAAAGCATTTCGTAACCAAATGCAAAGATGCTAAAGTCGATGAATACGCTATCAAATATATGGTCGGACATAAGATTTCAGATATCACCGAAAAGGTGTATACAGCCAGAGAATTTGAATGGCTCAGAACTGAAATAGAAAAAATAAAATGACTTGTATTTGACGCTCAAATATAGAAATAGCGGTATAGGAGTAGTGCAGGAATAATGTATGAATTACCTACATTTTCCCACTTTTTACTACTCTTAACCGCTTCATAATTCCTTGATTTTACCGGATTTTCTCGGTATAAGCCACCTAACAAGTTTCTATATATGGATATCCGCTTTCTTTCAGACATTGTCTTATTAAATACGTTTTTCCGATCTGTCTTGCTCCCGTCAGCAAAAAGGCATCATTTCCATGTGTAATCCATTCATTTACAGCCACCTTAGCTTTCCTTTCAATCATGATTTCCTCCTGCCATTTCATAACTTATAATTTTTCCAACCCACTTTTATACATAATATTCAATTTTTCTAACCTTATTATACCTGTTTTTTCATTTTTTCCAACCTTATTCTGCTCATTTTTTCAATTTTTCTAACTTTATGATATCTACTATTTGCAATGTTTATCTAATAAAATAGAAAAGCAGTTTCATGTGCTTCATTTCTACATGTAACTGCTTCTATTGATTCCCTTTTATTGATAAAACGTACTTATACAATTAATTTCTAATATTCA